AGCCAAGTAAGTCTGTCATGCGTGCTATGGGTCATGACGCAGATGTCGAGGAAGTATTGGAGCACCCTGTATTGGATGTTCTGAAATCACCTACTCCATTCATGTCAGGCTACGACCTGTCCATTCTAAGAATGCTCAACCTTCAACTCACTGGTAACTGTTACATTCACCCTATCTTCAATCAAGCGGGAGTACCTGCTGAGTTGTGGAACATGCCTAGTCAATGGGTTGGGATAATCCCTGACCGCAAGTCAAATATGGTTGGTGGTTATGTGTATGGTCGAAGCCCAAGCCTAGTTAAGTTTGAGTTAGACGAGGTGTTACATAACAAGATGCCAAATCCACACGATGAGTTCTATGGTCATGGGTGGGTACAGTCTGCAACGAGTTCATCTAGCCTGTTGCGAGAGATGGATGAGTACGAGCATGCTTTGTTCAAGAACCATGCACGACCTGACTGGGGATTGTTCCTCAATGAGAACCTGAGCGACAAGCAATACGAGAGGCTAGAGGCTCAAATCCAGTCGAAACTACAGGGGAATAGAAAACAAGGCTCACCCCTGATTCTGGAAGGGGGGCTAAATGCTCAACCACTCCAATGGACACCGAGAGACCTCGCATTTGATTCTGGAGAGTCTCGTAAAATTGAAAACATCTCAGCCATCTCAGGTGTTCCAGTCTCCATGCTCAAAGCCAATGACCCAAATCTGGCTAGTGCACGAGAAGGCAACCTTGGGTGGCTGAGAAATACTATCCAACCTTACTGTGTCAGTGACGAAGAGTTCTTAAATCGTTCATTGATAAAACTGTTTGGTGACTTTGGTGAACATCTATTCCTTTCATACGAGAACCCTGTACCTAGTGACAAGAATGCTGAATCAGCGTTGTTAGTTACAGAGATTCAAGCGGGTATTCGCACCCGAAATGAGGGTCGTGTCGAGTTGGGCTTAGAGCCAATCGAGGGTGCAGACGAGTTATTGATTCCTGTTGGCTTGATGCCAGTGAGTCAGGCGGGTGCTCAACAGGAAATGATGCAACAACAGATGTCTATGCAACAACAGATGGGGCAACAGCAACAACAACAGAAACCTAAACTCGCATTAGCCAATGGCACGCCTAAACAGCCTGAGTTAGAAACCCCCGAAGGTAACGACAGGTTTGGCGATGGGAGCAAGAACAAGGCTCTTGTGTTAGATATTGTTCATTCTTGTCAAAAGGGTCTCATCCCTCGTGACTCGGCAATTGCTCAGTGCCAGATTGTCTGTGGTCTAAGTTTGAAAGATGCTCGTGATGTTGTTGGGAGTTCAGGTCTGGGTGAGGGTTACTTCAAAACAGAGCGAGAGGCAGAAGCCTATGGAACTCATTTAGGTTTGACTGGTAGCCACACGATGTTGATTGATGGTATGACATGGTATATGCCATCGAGCACTCACGAAGAGTGGGAGCAGTTTATGCGTGCAACTGGTGTTGGTTCAAAGGCGGGTTTTCGAGATTCACAAAAGCGTGACACTGAAACTGGCAAATGGGAAGACACAGGTGGCTCTGACCCACAAGCGTTAGATTACGAGTATGCAATTGGTGGTACTCAATATGGTCATCCTATCGAGAGAGATGCGTCTGATGGTAACAGGAGAATACGCAGGGGCGAGATAACAAAACGAACTGCTGAGGAACTAACACAGAAACTGGTAGACGATGGTGGCTTTACTTATAACCCAATTGACAACACATCACCAACAAGTGGATTCGCTGTAAGTACCTACCCTGAAAACGAAACGATAATAGACTGGGATGCAGACATCGCCTCAAACACGGGGAAACTAAATAGCCTAAGAAGTAAGGTGAAGCGTTATGTTAAAAAACATCGTGAAGATTTCATAAAGAATGGCAAGGCACACTTTGGTGGTTGGTATGATAAGGAATCTGGTCGAGTCTATTTAGACATGTCTACGATTGTGGACAGTGCTGAAGAAGCAGATAGCCTTTCAAGAAAACATAATCAAGAAGCATACTTCAATTTAGAAACCTTTGAAACAGTACGAGTAGGAGCAAGAGATGACAGCAAACCAAAACAAAAACCAAAGCCCAAAGTTGGAGAGACTACAGTTTGAAATGCCGAAGTCAGGCTCGCTCGATGAGATGGTTGAAGCAATCATGGCTCAGTTACCAAAGGTAGACAAGAATGAATCTAAAGAAAGTCCCAAGCCTAAAGATTGAATCCACCCTGCTAGTTCTAAAGGCGGGGTACAAGGAAGACCAATCTCGTAGTGATGCTACTGGACAGTGGACGGGTGGCAGTGGCACATCTAAAAAACCTAAGACCACTAAACCCAGTGAGGAACAGGATAACAATAGTTATTTTAGTGACGAACAAGGTAGCCCAAGGGAGTTTTATACGGGGTCAGAGAAGGGTATCCCACCTGAAGAGTTTGAGGAAGATACTGGATACTTTGGTACTTGGTTTAGTAACGACCCAGACACCGCAGAATCGTTTGTCCGTACAAATGATGAAGGTAAGGTATACGCAAGAAATCTTAAAGTAACCAATCCTCTAATTCTTGGTGCAGGTGGATGGGGCGTTGATTGGGTGAGTGATGATGGTGCTGTTGCGTACCACCAAATCCCTATCTCTGCACTTCCCCCAGACTTCAAAGATTACCGTGACCCCTTAACAGGTGCATATCTTTCCTCTGGCGAGTTAACTAGCACTAATGCTGTAGCGAAATGGGCTGAAGTTAAGGGTTACGATTCTGTTGTATTCCAAAACATCTACGACACATATCACGGGGGGTTAAAAAAACCCTCAGATTCAATTGTAGTGTTTGACATCAATACTATAGAACCAAGAAACAGCGAGAAATCCCTTTCCCTAACTCAGTATAAATTAAAGGCAGGGTTTAAGGATGACCAGTCTCGTAGTGATGCTACAGGTCAGTGGACTGGTGGTAGTGGTGAGTCTAAGAAGCCTAAGACAACCAAGCCCACAGAGAGCAGGGAGTTTAAGGAGTGGTTTTTGGACAGTCAGGTAGTCGATGATAGCGGTGAACCACTGGTCATGTATCATGGAACAAGACACGATATTGATGAGTTCAAAGCGGGTTACGATGATGGTCTTTTGTTTTTTTCAAAAGACCCAGACTTTGCTTCAAGGTGGGCTGAGAAAACAGATTTAACTACACGACAGCGTGCAGAACATGACTATAACACAATGTCTGCTCGTGTAAAAGAAATCAGACAATATGAGTATGAGACTGAGAAAGACTTTTATGAATTGCAGGGACACCCCAGAGACATCGAGTTCTCTGAACTTTCAGACGGTGACCGTGAACGGGCACGCAATTATGTGGAGTACCAGATGGAACAGCGTTTTGGATTCACCAGTCTCTCCCAGATGAAAGATAAAACAGATGTACAAATATACCCCGTACATCTATCTGTCCAAAAACTGTTCGACCCAAGGGTTGACTATAAAGAGATAGAGGGCTTCTTGAAGTCTAAGGATTCAGGTAAAGATGCTGAGTTGATTACAGAAGGAAAGCACAAGGCGGGGAATTGGATAATATACGAGCGTCCAGATGTGGTTAAAGAACTTGGCAGGATGGGCTATGACGGAATGATATTAGCCGAGAGCATGCTAGGCGGTGTGGATAGACCTCACGATACAATTGCTGTATGGGACTCTAGCAAGGTCAAGTCTACTCTCAATCAGGGTGAGTGGAATCCAGATGACCCCAGAATAAACAAGTCCATCACCCTAACTAACTTCAAGTTAAAGGCAGGATTCAAAGAAGACCAGTCTAGGTCTAGTGAAACTGGACGGTGGACAGGTAGCGGTGGGGCTACTGAATCTAAGAAGCCTAAGAGCGACAAGCCCAAAGCAAAAAGAAACGAGTTTGTTGGATTTGTAAAGAACAATGCAGGAGATGCAGAAGAGGTTATAAAAAACCCATCGTTCAAAAAATTAGAGGAGTGGTCAACAGGCGAAGAACCGTGGATAACTCAACAGGCTCGTGCTTTTCTTCTCACAAACGGTGAAGTGTTAGCATGGAATCCATACGGCTTGGTGCACGAGGATGTTATAGGTCTCAAAGGTGTAGAGTGGCATGGTGCGATACCCCTCTATATTGATATTATAGATGGTCGAACAGTGAATATATTTGTGTCTGGAAGTATTGGCAATGAGTCGTGGTGGACATATAACCCAGATATTGCAGACCATCTTCGTAAAGGGCTTGCTGAATATATAGATGATGACACAGAGATACATTACCCTTATGGTAAGCCAGTCAGAGATGAAAGTGAATCAGCAGTAAACGGATACAAGTTAGAAAGTGACTGGGAGAAATTACCACCAGTGCCCAAATCAATATCTTTAACTAACTTCAAGTTAAAAGCAGGATTTAGTGACTCCCAAAAGCGTGACCCTGAAACTGGAATGTGGTCAGGTGGGGGTGGTACTGCTACAGAACCCAAGAAGCCTAAAGATAAAAAGCCCACGCTCACAAAAGAAGAGCGAGACAAGAACTTAATGGAGTGGCACAGTGGACACGAGGCTCTACTTGACCCAACTACTGAACTACCCAAGGTCGTGTACCACGGTACGACCCACGGGTTCGATGACTTTGAAATGTCTGAGTTGCATAGTGTGGACGGTGACTGGGGGCAGGGTATGTACTTCTCAAGCAATGCTTTTGAGGTTGGGTCAAATTACACAGCAACAGATGACCCAGACCTATCTATCAGATTAGAGAATCTTCACAGCAAACTTGAGGATGACCTGCTATATAGTCTGACAGACCCAGAGGTTGATGCGTTAGGTCGTTTCGATAAATACGAAGTCCTACAAGATTTCAAAAACAAATACTCGGATTCACTTTCCGATAAGCACAAAGAGCAAATAGACCTAATTACACGCAGGAAGTACGATGAGTTCATAGAGAGTATTGGTGGTGAATCTATTAGTCACGACTCTAATGCTTTTAGAAATCTAGAGTCAACACCATTATTTGAATGGGTAAAGGAGTTGTCAGTAGATGCATTGACGGGTGATGGTGGTCGCATGATGCCCATGCACTTGTCGATGGACAACCCGCTTGTCGTTGGCAACTCTGACCCCAAGGGTGAATTGTGGGACAAGCGAGACCCATACAACCCTAACCATCAACAGACTATGTTCAAGACTTCTGAAAGGTATGATGCAGACTTAGATGAGTATGTTGAGGTTGATGGTGGCGATAACTCTATGGTGAATGTTATGCGAGCAATAGACCAAGTTGCAACATACAAGTATGACATACAAAACCCCACTAAAGAAATGAACATGACAGGGTTCTGGGATGTCATAGAATCTCGTGACGATGGAAGCGGGGAATACACAGCAGAAGCCATTGTTCAGGCGGTAAAGAACAGTGCACTTTACATTGAAAGCAGAAACAATAACGAACTAGCGAGTGGTAACTTTGCTAGGGAAGTGTTTGAAGAGATGGGGTTCGATGGTGTGATTGACCAGAATGTATATAAAAAGTTTTCTACTATGCAGGGCGTTACACCAGACACAATTCATTACATAGTTTGGGAGCAGGGCAAAGCCAAGTCGGCAACTGGTAACTCAGGCGAGTTTAGCAAAGAGGATACTCGTTTTGTCAAGTCCCTATCTCTAACTAACTTCAGATTAAAAGCGGGATTCAAAGAAGACCAACAACGAAGTTCGGAGACTGGGCAATGGACGGGGAGTAGTGGTGGCACTGCTACTGCTACCAAGCCTGACAAACCCGAAGCAAAAAGAAACCAGTTTGTTGGGTTTATAAATAGTGCAGACTCTAAGGGTAATGAGCAAACAGAGGTAATCAGTAATCCCTCTCGAAGAAAGTTAGCGGAACTTGCAAAACTGGATGACGGTATGGGTTCGGGTGGTAGGGCGTGGCTTCTTGATGACGGGCAGTTGTTAGTGTTTGATGCGTGGGGTGTAGTTCATAAACACCTCGTAGAAGACCTAAGAGAAGTCAACTTTGTTAATGCCATCCCTTTGTACCTTTACTATGACGAAAAGGCAGATAGACTGAGTGGTGTCAAGGTCTCTAGTTCTATGAGAGAGATGGATGAGTGGCACGAGAACCCAGACACAGCAACTTTCGTAAGAGAGTCGCTTGATGAATATATTGAAAATGGCGAACTAGATGTTAGTTATTATAACCAGTCAAATGTCGGTGACTGGGAAGACTTACCAGAAAAGCCAGAACAGAAGAGCGTGAAGTCCATTTGCTTAAAAGCAGGATTCAAAGAAGACCAATCACGCTCAAGCGAAACAGGTCAATGGACTGGTGGTGGTAGTACTGCTACTGAATCTAAGAAGCCTAAAGCCACTGAGTCCAAAGAGTTCGTAGATTGGTTTGGTAACAGTAAGGTTGTTGACGATGAAGGTGAGCCGTTAGTTGTTTATCATGGAACACCGCAGGGTGGTTTTGAAGCGTTTGAGGACGGGGCACACTTCACAGAAAACCCAGAGTATGCGGGTATTTATACAAATACAAATGCGTCATCCCTTGGTGGGAAACCAAAAAGGGACACGGCTAAATCCATGTACCCTGTTTATTTAAGTATAGAGAATCTGTTTGACCCAAGAAGCGGTCAGGAACACATGAGGCTATATGAAGATTTCACACGGTCTTATGGTAACGGTACTCCACTGTCTGAGCGTGGGTTACCTGACTGGACTGACTCCCAAAACCTAATGGATTGGATTGAAGGAGAGGGGTTAAGTTTTGATGGGATTGTTTTAGATGAGGGTGGCACACCAGACGGGGGGCACAGGGGTGTCTCTTATGTTCCTCTATCTCCATCTCAAATCAAATCAACTAACAACGAGGGCACTTGGAATCCAGAAGACCCTAGGATACTCAAGTCCATCTCTCTAACTCAGTATAAGTTAAAGGCGGGATTCAAAGAAGACCAGACCCGTAGCGATGAGACTGGTCAGTGGACAGGTGGCGGTGGGGACACTGCTACCAAACCAAAGAAGGAAACCCGCAGGACTTTAGAGGAAGAGATAAATCATAGGGGGAGACTCGATGGGTTTGGTCATGCACACGATGGCACAAAAGATGGGGTCGGTGTTGAGGTAGAGAGGCAACTTACCAAATGGGAAGAGAAATCTGCCAGAGTGCATGATGAACTTGATGTAGGCGATACTTCGCTCCTGTCAATGTATGATGATGATGTTTATGATAGACAGCGAGATTTTATGTTGGGACTTTCTGATGATGACTTAGAAACCATAACACAATACTCACAAGAACAATACTTTTCGTTCAGTATGGCTTCAGCAGACCCAAGGTTTAATGAGTGGTTGGATGCGGGTGGGGGTAGGGGTAATCTAAAAGAACTCGGTCTTTCTTACATAGAAGCCGATAAGTGGGTTAGGGCACGCAAACTTAGGGAAATGATTAAAGACTCTCCAGATTTGGGGGACGGAATAATATTATATTCAGGTACAAGAGCAGAGCATTTTCTTGGAGACTCGCTTCCTAAAAACACCAATTATGCTTACGGAGAGATGCTCAAAGAAGAGGTTGAAAATGTAGGCATAGATTTTAATTCGGCTATGGAGAGCCTATCGCCCACCAAAGAACGCTATGACGCAATCAACACAGACCAAGATACAAGAAGTAATTTCAAAAAACAGGCAACAAACCTTATGGGAAATAGATTAGTTGACGAGATAAATAAAAACACGGGGGTCGGTTCAGAGTTGTCCCCAAAGAGGTTTTTATCTACCACTACTAACCAGTATGTTGGCTTGCACTTTTCACAATTAGAGAACACAGAGCACGACTCTTTCTATACACCCAAAGACCGCTTCACTTTAGGGGAAACTCTTGTTCCAAGAGTTGTTGCAAGATACAAGGGTATAAAGAATGGGTTGGGTATTGCACCACTAACAGCAGATGTTCATGGCGGTAATTCCGCAGAGTTAGAGGTTCTTATTGGTGGCTCTTCAACTAAAGTGAAGTTTGTCGGTGCATCGTATATGGAACGAGATTTCGTAGATATAAACGGTATAACTAACCACGGAGTAATCTATGTAGACTTTGAGGGGGTAGAATGACTAACAAGGAAAGCAGATTTGTATTGACAAGAGATTGGCTTGACTCTGGAGTAGAAACAGTGTCTGCTAAGTCTCTGTGGCTATCCAATAAGTCGTGCAATTGTAAGGGGCACAAAGCATTGCCACTTGAGGGTTTCATTGAGGCTACATTCCCTAGTGACCAGATGGTGCAGGAAGTTGTACAGGCGATGAGTAATGCTTTCATGACACGACTGTCTACTCAAACTGTGGGTAGCGTTGCAGACCTACTGCTACTATTTTCAGATGCTGAGATTGCGAAAATCATTGAGCCAATAATTCAGTCCTATATATCATCCTCGGTTGTGGGCGGTGGTCAATCTTCACTGGGAGAACTTGGAACTTCTGGTGTTGGTGTTGGCTTTGATATGCAGATTCCAGAGATACAAAAGTTTGTCGAGGAATACTCAGCGAGGCTTGTAACCAACACTGGAAACCTAATGAACTTTGACCTCGAAGAGATACTTGAAGAGGGTATAGCAAATGGCGATTCTCTAAGCGAATTAACTTACAGGACACAACTGTGGGCGGGTGAGGTTGCAACTAATAGTGATGACCCAATTGCCAGAGGTGTTGGTGAGGTCAGAACTATATCCCACAGGGCTGAGTTAGTAGCACGAACAGAAATGAATAGAGCGTATAATGCGGGGCGTGAGATGTCGTGGTCACAAGTGCCTAACTTAATCGTTGGTAAGGTGTGGAGCATGTCAACAATGCCCTGTGAGTTTTGTGCAAGTGCGGGGCGAGAGTTCCCTAGCGACTTGACTGGTAAGATTGCACCAGTGGGTGAGCCGTTTTATACATTGGGTCATCCATTAGCAGGTACAGATGGCGGGGTTTATATGTTGGATTACGAGCCAATAGTCAGACCACCACTACATCCTAATTGTCGTTGCAGTGTGAAGGCTGTAACTAGAACTGAGTTAGAAGAAGCAGGTAGAAGCGAGACTGAAATAAAGTGAGGCTATTATGAATAAGAAAACAGCAAAAGAATATGGACTGAAAGATGGACAACCACTGGGGTACAAGACCTTTGGGTTAGACGAGATGGAAGTCTCAATACCTAATAGGAGTTGCATTGCCACCATTTCTACATTAAGCGTTGATGAAGAGGGCGAGTCAGTCTTACCAGAGGGAATCGCCTTAGATAGATTTAGGAAGACAATGTGCGTTTTCTACAACCATGACTACGCTGACCCCATTGGGACATGTAGTTGGATAAAAAGAACAGCGAAGGGTCTTGAGGCTCTGACCATATTCCCAGAGCGACCTGAAGGGCACGAAGGCGAGTGGAGACCAGATACTATTCTAGGTCTAATCGCATGCGACCCGCCAATAATTCGAGGTACATCCATTGGGTTTGGGTACATTGAAACTAGGTCACCCACTCAGAAAGATATAGACACATTCCCAAACACTGGCAACAAACTTGAGCGTGTGGTTTCTAAGTCACGCCTGTTAGAGTATTCGATGACTGGTCTTCCAATGAATGAAGACTGTTTGATTACTGCTGTCCAGAAGGGAATCTTGACAAGTGACTATAGGTTGCATGAGGATTTACGAGACTTGCCACCAAGCCTGAACATCAAGGTAGCCAAGTCGCTACCCTTGTCACCCTCTATACAACTGAGGGCTACGAAATCCTTAGAAGAAATGGTACAGGATGAACTTGACATAGTAAAGGGTCGAGTGTATTCTTAACTACATCTAGTTAGCGTCTGATGCTACCACCACTCGTGCCGAATGCTTAATTGCGGGTCGGAGAGTTCAAGGGTAATTCTGTGTCGCAGATTTAATCCTAATGAAACTAATCTACTTTGTAGAGAAGGTGGTAATATGAAAATTACTCGAAAGAGTCTCATGTCCCAAATTAAGGGTCTGAGCAAAACTCAATGTAAGCAACTTGGTGTGGAATCACCATTCCCTGCTGATGCTCCTGAAGAGGGTGCTGAAGCCAAAACCGCAATCGAAGCATGGCTTGATGGTGGAGTATTAACTGACGAATCTGGAGCACCTATTGATTTAGAATCAATGTTCGGTGACGCTGACTCGTTTGAACTCACAATCAATCGTGCTATGGAAGAAGAAGAAGAAATCCCAGTAGGGGATGCTATCGACTCCACAGTTGACGCAGTTCGTGGAATTGTTCGCCAATCTGTTGGTGGTACAAAAGGTGCAAAGACTATGACTAAAATAGAAAGCGGGTCTTCAAACAAGCGAACCAAATGGTTCGATTCAGATGAAGCCCAGTATCGTGTTGGTAAATGGTTAAGTGCTTCTATCTGGGGAAACCAGAAGTCACAATCATGGTGCAACGACAACTCAATCTCATGGGGAACTAAGTCACATATTGGTTCTACTGACGCAGTTGGTGGTTACACTGTTCCAGATTTAATGAGCGATGCTGTTCTCTGGGTTAGAGACCTTTACGGAATCACCCCACGAATCGCACGCCACATGACTATGGACTCTGACACATTGAATGTGCCAAAGCGGAGTGCAGGTTTGACAGTTTATTTTCCTGACCAATCCAGTGCAATTACCGAGAGCACAAAAACTTTCGGTACTGAGCAACTCGTTGCTGTAAAGCGTGCAGTCCTTTGTGCGTACAGTTCTGAAATGGGTGAGGATAGTATCATCGGAATCGCTGATGACCTAACTGAAGAAATCGGTATGGCTCTAGGTCTCCAAATGGATAACGAAATGTGGAACGGAGATGGCGTTGCAGGTACATACGGTGGGGTTACAGGTCTGAACGACTCACTGAATGCAAGTTACACTGTCACGCAAGCATCAGGAAACACATGGGGTGCATTAACACTCGATGACTTCCACAATGCTGTTGCTCTTCTTCCTGAGAAGCACAACCCTAACGCTCGTTGGGTTTGCTCTCGTGCATTCTTTAGCGGAGTTATTCAAAACCTCGTGTACGCAGGTGGTGGTAATACAGTGGACACAATTATGGGCGGTTCAAACCAACAACTTTTTGGTTACCCTATTGAGTTTACTGACTCAGCCCCAGTTTCGACAGCAGTGGCAACAATGGCTTGTGTGTTTGGTAACTTCAACAACGCTATGCTCATGGGCGATAAGCGTGCTGTTGAAATCCAACAATCAGAACACTACTCATTCAATCTTGATGAGATAACAATTCGTGGTACATCTCGATACGACTTGAATGTCGTTGACAATACTGCGTATGTTGGAATTAAGACTGGTAGTGCGTAAGTAGGTTTTAAGTTAGACCAATCTCGGACTGGTAGGATGAAATCGACTGCCTACCAGTCCTTTATGTTAGAGTTTGTAAGAGTAAAGTATTTAGTGACTCACGGGTTCATGATTAAGGGAACAAGGGTTTCTATTGAAAAGGCTCGTGCGAAAGAGTTGATAGGTGAGGGTGTTGTAGAGATGATTCTTGACGATGAGCCACCCGTAAATAAATCGTTCGTTAATAAAACGAATCTAATTAAAAAGGCGTGACATGGCAGTTGACACATACGCATTAACTAGCAGGGTGAACTTCAAAGAGTATGCAGGTATAACATCGACTGATGATGACACACTCATCGACAGCCTAATAGATAGGGCAAGCGATAATATCGAGACCTTCTGCTCTAGGCAATTTATGAGTCGTGACCATACAGAGAAGCATGGTGGCGGGTCTAACTCAATCATATTAAACAACTACCCCGTCACAGCCATCGAGACAATTTCTTATGGAAAGTCAGAGGCTATTACATTCCTGTCAACCATAGCAACAGACCTGCGAGCGACAGTTGAGATTCAAGACGATAAGATAATTCTTAGCAGGTACGATTCAACTGGCACAGAAGTTTCTAGCACAGTTTTGTTTTCATCGTATGCGACAACCTCAGGTATAGCCACACAAGTGAATACGCTGACTGGGTGGAGTGCTACAAAGGTTAAGGACGCTCTTGCGATAGATTTACTTAGGGCGGGGGGCGTGTCGTGCGTTGACACCAATGGCTCTGCGTATGTTTCAGACCCAATGGAATCTGCGTATAGATTAACAGAAGAAACTGGGAAGATAGAAATAATGACTCCATCGTCTGAGTGGAGATGGGGTGGGTCGATAGACGCAGTTCCCACATTCCCAAGAGACACTGAGGTTGTCATTCGTTACACAGCAGGATATGCAACTGTTCCAGATGACTTGGAGCAGGTGTGTATTGAGATAACACACAAGATGTATCACGAGAGAACACACGACCCATCACTGGCTAGTGAGAGCCTCGGTGGGTATTCGTACTCTAAGGCGGTCAACACAAGTGTGCCTGATTCAATAAAAGAAACACTACTAAAATGGAAGCGATACCTTTGAGTATAGACAAGATAATATCTAGGCTTGGAAGGTCTGTAACCATTCGGAGAAAGACCGTCACTGTTGACAGTGGTGGCTCAACAATAGACACATACTCAGACCATCTAACTGGAGTTGTTTGTGCGATATTCCCGCACTCGCAAGTTGAGAAAGAACAAGGCGGTCGTGCTCTCACAGTTGGCTCTGCCACAGTGTATGTCTCTGCGGGTTTAGATATAACTGCGGGTGATGAGTTGCGGTGGGTTGATGGGTCTGACACAAGGGACTACTCAATTACTGGTACACGAACACTTGCAGAACTTCCAACCTCTGACCACATGTCGAGCATGATTCTCGAATGTGAGGAGCGTGATAACTGATGGCACTAATAGGTGTACATGTCACTACCCAGTGGAATCCTGAGCAAATAAAAGAGGCTCTCAGGTATGCTATGGCTCGCACGGTTAGCGATACTTCACAAAAAGTTCTCGGTGATATTCAAGAAAAGTTATCGAAGAAAGACAACTCAAGTAGGATGACTCCTGCTAAGTCTGGAAGCCCACCCGCAATGGTAACTGGTGCTCTTAGAAACTCTTGGAATGTAGATTTGACTTTGGTCAATGGAGACAACCCAAAAGCGTTTATACAATCTAATTTGAAATACGCAAAGATACTTGAGTATGGGTCTGCGGTTCTTGGCAGGTTGAAGCCTAAAAAGAAACAGTTTTTAACAATCCCACTTAACGAAGAGGCGAGTAGATTGAGGGCTAGAACGAAAGACCTACGCACAGTAGACGGTTTGTTTGTTTTGAAAGAGAAGGGCGAGAGAACAAAGAAGGGTAAGCGAAAGAAAGGCAAGAAGGGTAAGGACTATCTAATCCTTGCAATGTCGGTTGGTCATGGGAAGACGGCTAAGGTGAAACCCATGTTTCTACTTGTTAAGTCTGTGTATATCAACAAGCACCCGTACATAAGACCCGTAGTTAAAAAGATGAGTTCTTCAAGGGCACTCAAGAAGTTTGACAAGTCTGTTGGGAAGTTCTTTATAGAATACTTGAGGGTCAGTACATGAGCCAAGAGTTGGTCAATGCTATATACACAAAACTGACAGCCGTACAGACAGCAGGTACTCTTTATGATGATGTTGGTGGTCGGATATATTACGGGGTCGCACCAGATGACGCTTTGTTACCATTGGTGCTTATCGACCTTGTTTATGAAAATGTAGAAAGTTCGTTTGGGACAGATAGGGTAGACACCGCCTCGTTTCAAATCGACATTTTTGGCAGTATTAAGTTAGGCGTAGTGGCTGTAGGTAACCTAGAAATCAAGTTGTTTAACTTGCTTAATTCAGTTACACTATCAGCAACAGACTACAATAATGTAAGCGTGGAATGTAAGACGAGAAATCAGCGTTCGATAGGTGACGAAGCCCACCAAATAACGAGCGAATACGATGTAACAGGTAGTGCTTCATAAGGTAGGTATAGAACATGGCAATTATAACGGGTAAGGATGGGACAGTGGTTTTTGGCACTGTTGACGGGGCTGTGACTGGTGGTATCTCCATCAACGCATGGACTCTGAATATAAGTAGGGATGTAGTAAACATCTCTGCGTTTTCTGACGCTAACACACAATATGTCACAAACATGGGTGGTCAGGTTTCCGCTTCTGGAAGCGTGTCAGGTGTAGCGACAGATGGCGGTGCACCATATAGACCAGATGGTTTAACTGGAACTGACTCAGCAATCACGCTCACTACTGAAGGAACTGACACATATTCGTTCACGGCTATTATTACAGGTGGCTCTGTCTCAGTAAATCGAAATGGTGAAGCGACATGCTCCCTAAACTTCGTATCAAGTGGTGCGATAACGACACCATCCTCGTAATGAAGACGAATAAAGGTAAGACAGTGAAAATACCGTTGCGTTCTGGCACAACTGATGTTCCAAGGCTAACACCTCGGCACATGATTGTGTTGGGCGATAAGATTTACGATGAACAACGAAGTCAGATGCTTAAAGACCTAGAAGATGCAGGGTGTACATCATCAGAAAAGCGTGACTCGCTATCAGGAATTAGGCGAGGTCTTGCGAGTTCTCTTTTAGATTATGTATGGTCGATGCGTGGTGCTCTCGATGTAATATCAATGGCTACTGGTAAGAGCACAGATGAGTTGTCTGAAGAATTAGATAGTACGCTTGATGAAATCATAGGTCTAGCAGTTGACCTTTTAGGATACAGGGTAGACTCTGATGATGACGGGGACGCTAAAAAAAAGTAGTTGCTAGCGAAGAACATCCAGTGAACTGGATGCGACAGGTTTCGCTCATAAGTCACTACTTTCCAAGTGTCGGTCATCCATTAGACCTGCCAATAGAGGAGTTTAATAATTTGTGCTACGAACTGAAATATATAATCCCAATCTCCACCGCCAACTTGGACGAAGAACGAGCGACCGAGATGAGTGCTGATGGTGCGGGATGGTCGGGTAGTTGGACATGAGTGAGAAAGCAGGTTCAATATATGTTGAGGTGTCAGCACGACTTGATGATTTCAAGAAGGGTATCGACACAGCAACCGCACGACTAAATAAGTTTGAGAAGGATGCGAATAGAACTAGGGATGCTCTGGCTAAGAGTTCAGGTTCAACTGCACAAGATTCTGGTCTAACGCTAAACAATCTAACAAGGTCAGTCGCAAAACTTGGTGGCATGTTAGTTGCTTTGAAAACTGTTAGCAATGTCTTCAAGGCTCTCCATGAAAACCAACAAAACTTAAACAGTGGGTTTGATGGGTTCGTTGAGAAACTAGCAAATGTAACTAAGGCTATTCCAATCATTGGCGATGCGTGGAGTGCGGGTGAGGCTATAGGTAACTTCTTATTCTTTGATAGCAGTCAGGATGATGCAAGAAAGAAAGCCCAAGCAGACCAGAGGAATAACGAGAAAAGGAATAGAGAAGTTAATGCAAGTAGGGACATCATGTCGAGCATGCGGTATGACAGCATGTACAGTGATGGCGAAAAGGTGGAGATGGATAGAAAGTCTGCACTGGACGATTTCAAGAACAAAAAGTCTCAAGTTATACTTGGTCGTAAAAGGGGAAGACCACAAGATTTACCAGAACACGAAAACTATGGAAAGGCGGGAGAGGAACGCAGGTTAGCCCAAATTGGTCACGATAAAGAGACGGTAAAAATAAAACAAGACCTGTTGACATTAGAGACGAAAATCAACGAACAGTATGACGAAAGAAAACGGAAGTTAATTGAAACCCTAAAGATAGCAGACGCAGAAAGAGAGTTCAAGGACGCAACAGAAAGTTATGACAACATTAAACTCAGGGGAGTTAGTGTTGGTATGTCAATGCTTGAGCGTGCTAGTGAGGGTAGTAATGCAAGAAGTACCTATGGTTTCTCAGAGAACATGGACGATAGAAAGGTTCACCAGATAGAGTTACAGTCGCAAAAAGAGATTCTTGAAATTGAGCGAGAGAGGGCGATAAATGTAGCGAAGGGTATGACCCACCAAAACGGTATGACAGATTTGATGAAGATGAGGCTTAACCTTATTAAAGAGGAAGCCAAGGTGGAGAAAGACCTCATCCACATCAGAACAAAAAACAGACGAGAAGATGTTGGGTTTGGGTTGGACATGCAGATTAGAGAACAAAGAATGTCAAACAGTGGTGACACCCAAGGCTTGCAGATGGAGAAACTACAGAACTCATTTGCAAAACAACTTAGGTCTTTTGGTGACCTAGATATGAACAACAAGAATGGTGAGAAACTCAGAGATTTGTTTAGCCTGAAGGCTCAGAACATATTGGGTAACACAAAGAATGGCGTAGCAAATGGCAGTGTTCAATCTGCAATAGGTTCATTTAACTTTGGACAAGATGTTGGCGAGAGGTCTGCGAAATCTACAGAGGACTTACTCGCTTCCTTCAGAGAGTTTATGGACAAGATGTTCCAAAACGGTGTACCCGTAGAACTTAGGGCGTTGTCACAATGAATGTAATAGAGTTATTAGATAAGGCAACATCATCAACCGAGCCGTTAGGGTTTGCGAGTTTACTGTGGACTAGGACGAGAGTGTTCAGGTGTTACAACAGCCCACCGAGTGCAATAACTCATATAGAAGCCGTGAACAACTGTACGGTTGTTCGTGGAAACCCACACCCAGATGACAGTGAATGTTTTGCTCATACAGTTTCGGTGTCGCAAGTTCCAAAGTCTGGCGGTGCTGTAGATGTAACTTGGAAGTATTTAGCAAATCAGTTTGGAATTGTTGGCGATGGTCAGGGTGACGATGGTGCGGGTGATACACAAACCCCAGAGACTGGGATAATGTCAATGTCTGTTGGTCAAGTCCTATTAACAGAGTGGCGTGAAGATGCTGAACTTCCATCAGGTGGAGACCTCGGTAGCATGATGGGTACATGGGACATTGGCGGGTGGGCGATAGACAAGCGGGGCGTTGGTGCTAGTCGTGCACACATAATTGTTCCCATATCAGTAACAATAGAAACACCGTACCTACCAAACATCGCAAACATAAGAGCGTTGACTGGACGAAGAAATAACACATCGTTCATTGGTGGAAATCGTGGCAAGGTTTTGTACAAGGGCACGAGTGGCATGAACAGAAACCGTCAGGGAATCTGGACATCAGTACACCAGTTTCAGTGGGACGATAATTACCACCTGAGACAATTCCCAGATAGAGACTACGACAACAAGATAATGATTGGCGATGAAACTACTGACTACGACACAAAAGCCCATAAGGTTTTCTGGTATCAGCCCTTCCCAGTATTGGGTAACTTTGGCGTGCTAGGATTAAATGTGCAAGTATGACCGAGTACCCACGAATCTCACAGGGCTTAGGTGAACTAACGCCTGAGTTATGGAATCGTTTAATGGTGGCTCTGAAGTACATAGAAGGTGCGTTAGATTTGAGCGAGCAGGATGCTCTTGTCAACCTTGTCGATGATGTTGTCGAGCCAAAGACATCTTTCTTAGCGGTGATAACAGGCTTCACAGAAATAGCAACAAACAGATTTCAATACGACTGGAATGAGATTTCACCATATCTAGAATCTGGCGGTCTATCATCCTCGACTCCAAGCGGTAAGCCACTGATATCAACTGATGTTGGCAAGGCTTATAACTTATGTGAGTTATACAACACATCAACTCTTGTTGGCTCTGGTGTTGATGTTGGTGATGATAACTACCCAACTGGATTTGACATGATGCCCATAGGAAACTGTGGCAACTTGTCTGGTGGTTCTAATGTTAGTGT